CTGTAGGTAATAATTCAGCATCAATATTGACAACAGGAAGTGACAACACATCTTTAGGTTATAGTGCTTATTTATCACAAAGTGCTGGTCATGGAAATCATCTTGGTGGAAGTCATAATACATTTATTGGTTCTGCATCTGGTGATGGTGCTTATGCAAGTACAACTGCTGTAGAAAACATGACAGCAGTAGGTTCTAATACTTTAAGTGCGGCTTTAGAAGGAGCGGCTAATGGTGCAGTTGCAATAGGAAAAGATGCTCTTACAGCATTAACATCTGGTGCTAAGAACACCGCTATCGGTTATGAATGTATGGATGCAACTGATGATGGAGCATGGAATACAGCAGTAGGCTACCAAGCATTATCAGCTAATTGTGGAAATAATAACGTAGCAGTTGGAGTAAGTTCATTAATTGTTTGTACTGGTCAGGCGAATACAGCGATAGGCACAGAATCATCAAAGGCTATCACAAGTGGAGAGTATAATACAGCAGTTGGGAATAGTTCTTTAGCCGCTAATATAGATGGCGATAGTAATATAGCAGTTGGAAATAGTGCGGCTGGAGCTTTGAGAAGTGGTACTAATAATACAGTAGTTGGAACATCTGCTTTTGGAGCGGCTGGCAATGATGAGTCAGGAAATGTTGCAATTGGTACTTCAGCGATGCAAGTATTAAAGACAGATGGAACATCATCCGCAACTAATAGAGAGGTAAGTAATAATGTTGCTATTGGATTAAATGCTCTTTATGGTGGCACTCTATCAGGAACAAATCATGTTGAAGGGTGTATTGCTATTGGGAAAGATGCAATGGATGGTACTGGTGCAAACAATCAAATAGGCACAGTTGCGATTGGACAGAGTGCATTAGGAGTATTGACTTCTGGAGATAGGAATACCGCTATAGGTTATCAAGCTCTTGATGCTGAAGATGCTGGTAGTCATTCAACCGCTGTAGGATACCAAGCTTTATCTGGTCAAAATAATGATACTGGTGCAAATACAGCAGTCGGTATGCAAGCTGGAATATCAGTTGTCGCTGGACATTCTAATACTTTTGTAGGAAGTGGGTCTGGAGCTACAATCGCTGGTGGTTCACACAACACTTATATAGGCAGAGATACAGATGGAGCCGCCGCTAGAGCAAATAGTACAGCTATAGGATATGCAACAACAGCACAAGCAGACAACTCAGTAACACTTGGTAATGCAGATGTAACTGCTGTTTATATGGCTCAAGATAGTGGTGCTGTAGTTCACGCTGGTGGTTTAGATATAGGAACTCCTAGTACAGGAAGCGATGGATTACTTGTGAATAGCAATATGGAATTATATAGTTATTTAGCTGGTACAGGTTCTCAGGCTCATGTGATTTTTAATAATGCGAATGGGGATGTTGGTTCTATTGATACAAGTGGTTCAGCTACAGCTTATAATACCTCATCCGATTACAGACTTAAAGAAAATGAAGTTCTTATATCTGATGGTCTTACTAGGTTAAATAAATTAAAGCCATATAGGTTTAATTTTAAAGTAGATGATTCAAAAACAGTAGATGGGTTTTTTGCTCATGAAGTTGCAGAAGTTGTGCCAGAGGCAATTACTGGAGAAAAAGATGCAGTTGATGATAATGGAAAAATAATTACACAGGGCATTGACCAATCAAAACTTGTTCCACTATTAGTTAAAGCGGTACAAGAATTAACAGCAAAAGTAGAAGCATTGGAAAGCAAAGGATAAATAATGAAATGGTCTAAATATAGTACACTTAAAACTGCAAAGAAGGTTGCATTTGAAAAGGTTGCTGAAGTAAAAGATAGCGATGACAATGTAACAAAACAGGCTCACGTTGTCTTGTCTCAAAAGCTATTTGATAGTGAAACTGGTGAAGCCTTAGATGATTCAAAACGAGAATGGTCTTTATCTCAATTAGAAAGAGAAAAGGCTCGTTATGATGATGATATAGCAAGGGCAAAAGCAGAAAGTGATGAACTAGCAAAAGCAATAGAAGATTTTAAGAAACTTTAATTAACTAACAAGGAGTCAATAATGGCTAAAGAACAAAAAGAAAAGCCAGTCTTGAATCTAGATGACAAAGAGTATGTAATCGAAGATATGACTGACGAACAGAAGATGATGGTAAATCACATTAATGATTTACAGAACAAGCAGAATACTAATGCTTTTATGGCTGACCAATTACAAGTTGGTAAGGAAGCGTTCATTAACTTGCTCCGTGCATCATTGGAAGCACCTGAAGAAGTAGAGGGTGAAGTAGTAGAATGATTGTAAGAAGGTGTAGTCAGGGTCATCGGATTAGGGTTCATAGGAACACAACTCCGGGTGCAAAGCGTACAAAAACTTATCCAGATGGGTCTAAGGAGACTCTGACTTACCCTTCGTCATATACATACTTCGTAGATGTAGATGGTGAGGTAGCTAAAAAATCTAATAGCTTTAAGGTTGCTGAAGAATTTTATGTAGCAGAGTGTGCTAAAAAACATGGTGATGGTCATGGTAGGTTAATTGTAGGAGGTCATCATTTAATAAACGGTGTTGCTACGAGTCAATCAGATTACCCTACAATGGATAATACAAAATCAGAAATAAAAGATTTTTATGATAAACGTGGAATCTCATATGGTTCCAGTGAAACTAAATCGGAATTATTATCAAGAATAGTTCCTCAACTAAGTGGCAATGAAGAAGTGTCCAAACATATAAAGGTATAAAATGAAAGGTCTATTAACTGTATTAATTTCTTTAGTATTACTAGCCTTAACTGGTAGAAGTCCTGCTGAAGTTACTACACCTCAAAAGTATGAGCAAATTGCTGATGCTGATGATGTTAAGAAGAAAAAGAAAAAAGGTAAGAAATTAGCTGAAAAAGGCAAAAAGAAAAAGAAAGGTTTTTTCTCTAAAGTATTTGGCTCTAAGTAATGAATAACCCTATAGCAAAATTAGTTTCTTGGCAGATTAAAACAGGTCAATTAGATAGTTGGACATCATACCATTTAGCGGCTGGTGCGTTTCTATGTAAGATATTTCAATGGTTAAATTGGAGTGACTTTTGGTGTGTGTTTGGCGTATTTGTTATTGGTGTATTATGGGAAGTGTTTGAATGGCTTGTTGAAGGCGATGAAGAAACTTATGGAACTAAAGAGAAATGGGCTTATAACACAGCATCTGACCTTATAGTTGAAACTGCTATAGCTTGGTGGATGGTATTGTAGGAGATTTAAATGAGTGGTTTATATAAATACACAGAAAAAGAAGCTTCAAATCTTTTAATAGGTCAGAATGGATTTGATGTGATAGCAGAGCACAACACTACTGTTGTTACTCCAGATACAGGTTCTTGGATAGCTATTCAGGCATTAGGAAAAGATACTGAAGGAACTACTGAATTTTTAAAAATAAAAGTAACATCTAATATTGGTGATGATATTAGTGCTTTTGTAAGTCTAATACCCGGTGAAATATTGTATGGTAACTTTAACGGAATCGTAAACCACACAGACTCTACAGCAGTATGCATAGCTTACAGAGGGTAAGAAGAACTTATAGAATGAAGAGAAGGTCTGAAATGAAAAAGCTTTCTCTTTGGAAAAGAATTAAGAACTGGTTTAAGTCAAGGATATTATGAATTCTGAAAATATTAACACAAGTTACAATATAGTTATTTACTATACATATAATGGTTAAATGAGTGGCAAACCAGATACAGCCAGAAGTTATCGTGCTACCGTTCTTGATGATAACGCCATTGTTAGCATTAACCTTAAGTGGCTTGCTCAAGGATGTGTCCTCGTTGCAGTTCTGGTCTATGGTTATTGGCAAGTTGAAAGTAGAATTAAATCACTGGAAAATAAAGTTGCGACAGCTGATGAGCAAATTGAAAACTTACTCAGTAAACATATTGCAGAAGAAAAAATTGAAAGAGAAGAGCTAGCTGAGAAAGTAGCTTTTTACGAAAAAGAATTAAACCTAAACCCCTTTAGCTGGGGTAAGAAAAAGAAGAAAAAATAATGGATTTTATGGCGGTATATGGAGAAGCTGGGATGATAGGCGTAGTTGGTGCTATGTTTGTTTACCTAGTAGTTTCTCTTTCGAATAAATCAGCAAGGCAACAAGAGACGTTGGAAGCTCTTAAAATTGAAAACGCTGGTCAATCAGAAACGTTAGAGAATATGGAGGGAATGATTATAAAACTAATTACTAGATGGAATCAATCTGATGATAAACTAGATAGAAAGTTTGATGCTATTACAAAAGAAATAAACGATTTAGATAATCAAGTATCTAGGATTGAAGGTTCTTTATCTAGAATAAATGGGAAACATTAATGGACAGTTTAAAAGTATCTGCTATATCATTTGCCAACTATGGCGTTTATTTAGCTGAAATTAATTTATTATTACAATGTATTGTCGCAACGATGAGCATTGTATATCTTGGTCATAAAATAGTTAAAATAAGAAAGGAACAATAATGGACGTTAAATCAATGTTAGTAAAGTTAGCTGAAGAACAAGCAGATAAAATGAAAGAAGAAGTTATGAATCATTTATCATCTGATGAAATGTCAGATAGTATAGCTACTGCAATAAATAAAAAGATTGACATACCTTTTGTCTCTGAAGAAAAAGAACAAATATTCTTTGAGAAAATGGTAGATGTGGTAACAGATGTATTAGAAGGAATATTCAAAGGTAAGTGAGATGCCAAAAGCAAAGAAGAAAGACTCAAGACTCTCCCGAGCTGGTGTATCCGGATATAATAAGCCAAAGAGAACACCTAATCATCCAAAGAAGTCTCATGTCGTAGTTGCTAAAGTTGGTTCAAAGGTAAAAACAATACGATTTGGTCAACAGGGTGTTAAGACTGCTGGTAAACCAAAGAAGGGTGAGTCAGCTAGACAAAAAGCAAGACGTAAATCTTTTAAAGCAAGGCACGGTAGGAATATAGCTAAAGGCAAAATGTCTGCGGCTTACTGGGCTAATAAGGTTAAGTGGTAGATTATGGCAATTAAAAAAGTAAAAGGTGTGTCCGTATCTGGTCTGACAAATAGACAAGCTAGTGCTATGAAAAAACATTCAAAGCATCATACTGTAAAACATTTAAGGTCTATGGTAGCGTCTATGAAGAAAGGAAAGACGTTTGGACAATCTCATAAAATAGCAATGAAAAAGGTAGGTAAGTAATGGCTACTAAGAAAAAGAAAAAGAAAGGATTGTACGCTAATATACACGCAAAAAGAAAAAGAATAAAAGCTGGTAGTGGTGAAAAGATGAGAAAGAAGGGTGCTAAAGGTGCTCCTACAGCTAAGGCTTTTAAGAGGTCTGCTAAAACAGCTAAGAAAAGAAAGAAGAAATAACTATGTTTAAATTTGGAAAAAGAAGTAAAGAACGTCTTAAGGGCGTTGATTCTAGACTGGTCAATGTACTCAATGAGCTTATTAAGATAATGGATGTTACCATCATAGAAGGATTGCGTAGTGAAGAAAGACAGAAAGAGCTACTGGCTAAGGGAGCAACGAAGGTGAAGTACTCTAAGCATATGGAGGGTAAGGCTGTTGATTTAGCTCCCTATCCAGTAGATTGGGAAAACCGTGACGGATTTCATTATATGGGTGGAATGATTCGTGGTATTGCTAAACAACTTGGTGTTAAGGTTCGCTGGGGAGGAGACTGGGATAGTGATGGTGATGTGAAAGATAATGGCTTTGATGACCTAGTTCATGTGGAGATACTTGATTAATGGCTAAGCAAATGTACACTGTTAGAGATTGGTCTGGCGGTATGAATAATAGGAGAGACCCTAGAGATTTAGCACCTAATCAATACTCGGTTATAGAAAATATGTCTGTAGATTCAATAGGTAAAATAAAAACAGTGGGTGGTTTATTTGCACACTCTGTTAAGTCTACTGGTTCTGGAACATTGTCAGAGTACATAGTGGAGTCAACAACTAATATAAATGGTGGTGGTGGATATGGTTTATTTTATTTTGAATCTGACCACAGTAGAGACTCTGACCAGACTATAATAGAAACAAAATCTGGAACAGCTTTAGCCCTAGGAACATCTAATGGTCAAATAAGTTTTGTTGCGGTTAAGTCAAATCCAGATACTATAACAGCACCAGAGTATGGCGGAGAATAATTAATGGCTGTTCCATCAAAAAGTTATATGAAATTAACAGGTGGTACTAGCTCTGGAAACAGTACTATATATACAGGTTCATTGATAAGCATTGGAGATAATATAAGAATATCTGGCACTGCTAGAAATAATGGAGTTTTTACAATAACAGATATAACAACAGATGGTAGTGATGTTTATTACATACTAAAAGGAACTCCTATAGTTAGTGAGAACTCAGGTGGAGACCCAGAAATAGAAGTAATTTCTAGACTTGGTGACAAAATGTGTGCACTAGGTGATGTTGATAGTGCTGGCGGAATTGATATTTGGTCTAGGAATGCTACTACTGACTACACAACAAAAGACAATGGATGGACTGCAAGGGCTATTAGCCCTACTATATCTGGAAATAACGCTAAATATATATTCCATTTCGCAGATGAATCATTAAGAGTTTGTGATACAAATGAACAAAACTCTAGTTTAGTTAAATGGTTTGGCTATATAGAGAGACAGCAATTCTCAAGTGCTAACTCAGAATCTGCATCAGTAGGTCTAGTATTTTCTGAGTGGCAAGAACATCCTAATAGCCTAGACCCACCAAAGTCAACTAATTCACTTACATATGCCTACGGTCACACAAGTCATGATGGCACTGATAATGCAACTGCGTTCTACAATACAAACCATAGGGGAGTTGCAAAAGCAAAGAGAGCTGGTGATGACGCTGATTTAGATGGGACTGTTAATAATCTTCAATTAAATGGAGCACACAATACTACAGCCACATCATTTACATTCGAAAATGATAATGCTACTGCAAATGTTTTAGACCAGTCTGTAGCTGGTGAAGTTATATCTATAAATGATGTTAGTGGGAATGTTGGAGAGCTAGGAGAGTATCCAAAGGAATTTCTTTTCTGTTTAAAAACTTCAGGTTCTGCCGGTGGTGGGATAACATATCAAAGAGCATACGGTGGAGCATTGTCTGGAACAGCTCCACATTCATACGCAGACCAAGATGCTCCAATAATAGAAAGAGGGTTAGGTTTTAACATAGGTGTAGATAAGGGTACTGCTGAGGGTCAATGGGAGTCTGGAGAGTATGAATTTTATCAATCTTTTATATACGATGGTAATCAAGAATCTATTCCTATTAGAATGGGAAATGGGGCATCTACAATTGTTCCATTTACTCATACTGTAAATGACTTAGAATCTATGCAATTGTCAATATATGCAGACTTAGCCTATAATGGCAGGGTAACTGGAGGTAGAATATACACCAGATTACACGATACAAGTGATGAACTTATACTATTAGCTGATATAGATATTGAAAAGGGAGTTAGGACAACCTTAGATGGAGACCATATAGGTTGGACTTATGAAGCTGGAGATGGTTTTTACGTTATTGGTGAAGCAACAGGAAATTGTTTAAAACCAAACATAGATACCTATGAAACTATTAATGGGTTTAGTCCAGATGTAAGTTTTGTTTCTATTGGCGGTATAGGTGAATTATATAAAGCATCTATTGTAACTAATAGAAGAGCATTTGTAGCTAATGTAAGAACTAAAGGCAAGTCTGGAAAAGTAGAAAAGTTTGCCGATAGAATAATGTATAGTGAAATAGGTAAATTTGATACATTCCTAGAACATAACTTTATAGATGTTTCCAAGGGTGACTATGGTGAATATACAGCATTAGAATCATTCGCTGATAGGTTGCTAGCTTTTAAAAACAATTTAGTTCACATAATAAATATATCAAGTCCAAGTATATACAACTGGTACTTGGAAGATACTTTTAAATACTATGGTGTAAATTTTCCATATAGTGTAACTAGAACAAATAACGGAATAGCTTGGGTAGCCGCCAATGGTGTTTACTTATATGATGGTTCTAGTGTAAAAAATTTATTAGATAAAAAGATAGCTGTTAATAAAGAATCTTTTACTTCTACTTTTCTTAATTGGCAAGTATGGTATTCAGCTGGAGTTAAAGACCCAATGATAGGTTACGACTCAGTAAGTAATTCTTTATTAATTTTAAAAAGTCCTAGTGATTCTGCTGGAACTGCTAATGCTGGTTTCTTATATGATTTTGACACAGACGCTTGGGTATTTCATAATAAGATTTTTACAGATAGTGAGCATATGACCAACTTTATAACAGACTGGAACAATAACTT